GCCGTGTCGAGATCCGAGCAGTAGGTCACATCGATGCCCGCGTACGCCGGGTTGCTGTACGAGGCATCCTGATACGACACGAGCGTGTCGTTCGAGAGACGAAGCGCGTTCCGGTAGTTCTGGACGCCCTGACGCGAGGTCAGGATCATCTGGCGGTTGAGCGCGTCGTTCTCGAAGTACTGCTGACGAGTCGAGGGAGCCTCGTACTTCAGGCGCATGAACATGACATCCATCGCGTTGAAGAGGTTGCCGATCGAGTGGGTCGTTGCGACCGCGCCGGACGGACCCTGCTGCGAGTAGACGGTGTTGTTCGTGAGAGACTGCTGGGTGATGGCGCCCCATTGCGCGTTCGTGGGATTGAGCGCGTTCGGCTGGCAGTCGTACAACTCGACGATGTTCGTCCAGCGGTTCTCCGTGAACGGAGAGATGCGCATGACGGTCGTCGCGGCGTTCGACGATGCGGTGAACGGCGCGGTGCCGCGACGGCCGAGGCCAGCGCCGTAGTCGCCGGAGATCTCGGTGAGGAAGTAGGGGAGCGAATACGGCAACTTGCCGCTCTCGTCCTCCATGTTCGCCACCGAGGGCGGCGCCCACAGGTCTTCCTCGAAGCCGTTGAGCATCGAGGTCCACATGCGCTGCTCCTTGATGCGCTTCAGTCGCTTGTAGGCGACCTTGGTCGAGGCGGCCGTCTCGCCGCTGTTGAGTTCGACCTCGGCATCGGTCCACGACATGTGGTCGATGTGGAAACGCCACGGGCAGCGGACATAGTCCGTCACCTGCGGGTTGCGCCAGACGAAGGTGTCGTTGGGCTGGTAGTGGTCGTAGGTGCGCGAGTCATCGAACATGATGACATCGCGGATCTCGGTGCCACCCTGAATGGTCTGCTCGCTGGTCTTGCCCTTCAGGAGGCGGCTGAAGGCGTAGGTGTTCTTGACTGCCTCGTTGATGACCTGATCCGCCGAAGTGAGGTAGGCAGGACCAGTCGCGGTCATGAAGTCGTTGAAAGTCTGGATCGAAGGCATGATGCCCTCCTATTCATCGGGTTGCGATGCGGAACGCATCCTGACGGGTTCCACCGGACAGCAGGATGTCGAGTACGGCGTCCTCGCGGTCGATCTCGCGGACCGGACGCATCGGCTGCTTGCCGATCGTCGGCCGCGCGATGTTGCGCGGATCTGCCTTCTTCGTTTCGCCTGCATGGCGGCGGAAAGCCTCGCGGAAGATGCTCTCCACGGAGTCGAATGATCCGGGATTCTCCCGGCCGATAGCGGCTGCCTCGGCAACGACATCGTCGAACGACGGTGCGCGCTGCCCGTATTCAGCCGCGATCCGCGTATAGGCCATCTCGCTCTTGTGCCGCGTCTCGATGTCGCGCGTCTTCTCGTCGAACTCTGCGCGCAATCGGTCCGCAAGCGAGCGAATCGGCTTCACCGCGTCGTCGCCGAAGATCTCGCCGAACTCGGACAGCGGATCCGCATCGGATTCGCCATCCTCCGTGTTGGCAGACGCCTTCGGAGACGAGTTCGGTGCCTCGGTGGCCTTCGCTTCCGCGTTGGCCTTCTTGGAACCGAACGAATCCACATCGGCCTGACGCTTCGCCGCCTTCAAGCCCCACTCCTTCACCTTGGAAGGGTCTGACTTGATCGACTCGATGATGTCGGCCGGGACGCCGTCACGCTGCAATGCCTTCAGCGCCCGATCGAAGTCGGGATCTGGAGCAGCGGGAGCCTGCGTCCGAACTGGCTGCTGTGGAGCAGCCTTCTCGTCCCCAAGAAGCCTGTCGAGAACCGCGTCCTCGTTCGCGGAGTTGTCCATTTCCGGCGGCAGAACCGCAGAAACGGCTTCCTGAACGGGAGTTGCGTTCACAACCTCGCTGGTCGGGGCAGATGGATTGATCTCGGGTTCTGGCATTTCAGTCCTTCTCGAATCCATGCTGCGCCATGATGTTCCGTTCATGGCGCTTCGACATGACGACAGGCTTCCCGTCGCGTGTGGTCGAGCATCCCGGCAGCCGACGCGGAAGTGCGTTGCTCACATAGGGATACTGCGACCTGTTCGTCGCCGGATCGACCTGCATCGACGATGCGATGCGGATCAGTTGCTTGCCGTCGTGATCGATAATACTGCCGATGGCTGGCGCTTCGCGCATCGACATGGAGATTTCAACCACATTTCCGTCTTTGTCGAGGAACTCGTAGATCATCACATGGCCCTGTTGGCTGCGGTCTGGAGTCCGGCGAGGCTCGATGCCGGAATCGGGTTGGGTTCGCCCATCGCGTTCGGAGGACGGCCGCCCTGCTGCGGGAGTCCGCCCATGCCGCCGCCCTGCGACTGGGCAGCAGCGGCCTGCTGGATGGCGCCCATGTCGATCATGTCGGCAAGGTGCGGGATGTTCAGCGCGTCACCAACGACGGAGAGGATCTCTCGCCACTTGATGAACGGCATCGCCATCATGCCCTGAGCCACACTTGTGGTGATCTGGAGCATCTCCATCGCGCGCTTCTGGAGGAGCGCCTCGGAGACACGCTCCATCGAGTACGCATCGACGCCGACTTCGAGATCTTCCCAGCCGGATGCGCGGACGCCTCCGACGAAGAGTGGATTTGACTCAAGAAGCATCTCGACGCCTTCCCGGCCGAGGGGCAGGACGATGCGATCGTCGTGCCACATGTACCAGCAGACCGAGCGGGCGAGGTCATCGACCGACTCTTGGAACTGGCGCTTCAGGTGTGCCATGCGCATGGTCGCGCTGGACTCGGCGACAGCGACCTCGGTGGCCGTGGCAGCGCCGCTGATGTTGCCGCGCATGGCGTCGTGGATGCCCGAGACGCGATCGAGGCGGTCCTGCGCGATCTGCGAGTACTGCACCTGCTGCTGGGTGATTCCGCCGACCTCAAGGTTGACGACACGGTCCTTGTCGAGGCTCTCCGAAAGGACGATGTAGTCGTGCGGCTTGTCCTTGATGTCCTGCGCGAGTTTCGCGTTGCGCGCGTCCACCATGACGAGGCGCTTGTACGCGGCCGCGCTCGACCGGACGCTCGTCAGGTGCGAGTTGAGGTCGTCGATCTGGGACTGGATCGCCATCAGCGGGGACAGCGGGTACGGGTCGTCCGGGACCGTGTACACGCCGAAGACGGTGTACGGGCCGCTTCGAGGTCCGAAGTACGGGATCGGTCGCCGGATGTACCCGTCGTACTTGCTGGACTTGGAGCGACCCTTCACGAAGGTGAAGATCGTGCCGTTCACGAGGCCGGGTCCGGCCAGTTCGTCGAACATCTCGGCTGCCGACTGATCCGCCTCCGGCACCCAAACCTCGTAGACGGCGAACTCCTTGCGCTCCTCGATGTCGCGGCCGTTGTCGTCGCGGACCTCGTTGAGGTCGGTGCCGGACGGGATCGACTCGATGGCCTCGCGGTCCCAAGTGTCGTCCAACTCGGCCTTCGCGAGGAGGTCTTCCTTGTCGATCGCGTAGCAATGGCCCATGTACCGGGCGTCCTCGATGTTGCTCGCGGCCGGGTCCATGAAGAACCGCTCGGGCGACAGCCTGTACACGCGCGGAAGGTACGGCTCCTTGCCGTCGATGCGGCGCGACTCTGGCCGTGGCTCGCTCGCCGTGATCGCAACGCCGTACGCGAACATCATGTCCACCGCGATGCGCTCAAGGGTCCGGCGCAACTTGGTGATGCGCGACCATCGGTTGACCGCGATCTGGAGCCGCTTGCCGATCATCAGGTCGAGCATCGGGTCTGCGAGCCTGATCCGGAACTTCGGCGTGTCGTGGATGATGCGCGGAAGCACCAGCGACACATACTCGTGGCCGAAGTTCTCCGGGTCGTCGATGTACGCGTCGTTGCGGTCCTCCCGGAACGACGGTCCGTGGTACTTCTCGACCATCGTGCGCAGCGACGAGAGATGCACATCGCGGAAGCGCTCCGCGCTCTCGACCTCGCGACGAATCGAATCGAACGACATGTCGAGCATGGATCAGCCCTTCTTCCGAGGCTTCGGTGCTGGCTTCTTCTTGGCGGACTGTTTCCCGTGGAACACGCGCTGCTTCTGGCTCGACACGACTCGCGGCATCACTTCTTCCTCCGGTTGATGGACTTGTGGACCACGCGCAGGTTCGACCTTCGGTTGTCGCGCGGATTTCCGTTCACAGCGCTTGTAGTCACGGGGCATTGGCAGGCTCCTTGAAGCAGTCCCATCCGAGTTGCCTAGCCACGCCTCGCGGATCGTCATACGACTGAGCGCACACAAGACGCCGCGCCTCGTTGCGCTCGGCGCGGAGGCGCTCGATCTCGTCGGCAGCGTCATCAATTACGGTGCGGATTCCGGTCACGCATCGATGACGGTGCAGCCGAACCACGATGTCATCAGGAGCGGTCACTTCTTCCGCCTTGTAGTCGCGGCTCATCGTCCCATCTCCATGACGCCGAACTCCTTCGGCTTCTGCACGAGGTTCATCGGCTGGTCCTTGAACGGGGACTTGCCCTGCGCGAGCATCCGGCGGGCGTGTTCGACGGCCTTGTCGATGATGTCCCCCGTGGGGAACTCCCCGTACTCCGATGCCTTCAGCACGGACATGATCTCGTTCTTGGAGAGTCCGGGGACGAGGACGGGTATGTCCATCCCCTTGCCATCGATATCGACGCCGATGGAGTACTCCGTAACATCGTCGCCATTGGCGTTCTTGTACGGACCGAGCCACCCCATCCCCTTCTTGGATCCATCGGGACGGAACTCGTTTGGGTCGAGACGGGAAAGCATCGGAGGAATGTCGCTCACTTCTTCCTCCCCCAGTTGGACTTCATCTGCGAGTACGCCTTGTCGCTGACCGTGGTCTTCGACTTCGGTCGCGATGTGCCAGCGGCCTTGCGATTGTTGATGTTGTGGAGCAGACCCTTCTTCGCGGCCATGTCATGGCTTCCTTCGGGTATCCGTGCCTCTGCATGAACTCCACGAGGTCGGCCTCCATGATGCGCCGATGCAGGCTGCCGGGAAGGCGGCAGCACCGCAACTTGCCCCGGTCGCACAGGCGCATCACATACTCCGGCGAGCATCCGATGCGCTTCGCCGCCTGCCCCGTCGTGAGCATCCTGCGACTCAGCACTTCCATTTGCGGAGAGCCTTGTTGATTCGCGAGTTCGGATCACGGGCAGTCTTCGCGCTCGTCAACTTCTTCTTCATGCCGCCCATCCGGGCGCAGAACGAGTCGCGACGGCTACCGCCCTCCGGCTGCGGACGCTTGAGGTCGCCTCCGGTCGCGCGGTTGTACGCGCGCCGTCCCTCCTCGCTGAGTCCGCCGCTCGGGTTCTTGTGCCGCGACTTGAAGTCGAACCGCTTACGAGCAGCCACACTTGCCACCCTTCTTGGGACGCTTCTTCATCGGTAGCCGCCCTTCTTGCCGCCACCCTTCGCGCCACCCTTGCCGCCGCCCTTCGCGCCGCCCTTCGCGCCGCCGTTGCCCTTGCGGGTTCCAGCAGCGCCAGCGCCACGGGCCATCATGTCGAACGCATTGCCACGCATGGGCTTCTTCTTGCCGTAGTTCATCATCGGAACACCTCGTCGTGCCGCAACAGGACGCCGAGCGCCGTCTCAGGCAGGGCAGGCTCCGGACGCTCCGGTCCTACACCCTCCTCGCACAGCATCAACGCTCCTGCGCAGGCAATCACACGGTCGCCGTGGGACTCGCGCGCTCCGGACGACATGTCGCGAACGCTCGCCGCCTCGATCGATCCGTCCTCAAGGATCACATAATCCAACATCTCCCGCAAGGTTTCCTCGCTGGGAATCCGAACATTCCCCTGACTGATCGACCGGGACAGGTTCCCCAGCAGCGTCCGCTTCGCCCGCCTGCTGCTGTTCCATCCGATGCGCACCGTCAGGCGCTCCGTCGTCGTACCAACCATCCGCTGGCGGTACACCGACGAGTACCCGATCCGCTGGAAGTCGTGGTGCATCGCCGCACCGGGACCGTTCACCTCCCACCCGATCAGGGGAAGGCGCCGCCCTCGGTACACCGTCATCGCCACCTCCACCATCTCCTGCGCCAAGTCGTGCGGCGGCACATTCGGATCCGCAAACTCCGCCACCACCTCGCGAGTCTCCGCGTCCATCACGCACACCGCAGCATTCGCAGACCCCGTTCCGTACGACGGATCCGCAAACAGCACATACTCCCGGTCCACATCCCCGTGCCGGAACACCCGCCAGCGACCATTCGGGTCCGCCACGAACCGACCGCGCAGCAACTCGCAACGCTCACCCGGCATCGCGTACTCGTTCATGTGCGCCGTCACCACACCCGGCGTGAAGAAGTTCGACCCGCTGCCGACCTCCGTCGCAAACACATTCTGCGCCATGTCCACCGTGTCGCGGCGCTTCATCTGCTCGCCAAGCCACGGCGTCCACACATACTCAGACCCCGCCGTACCCGTCACCCGGCCGTCCACATCCACCCGAGTCTCCGCACCCATCCCCTTCAGCGGATGCTCCGTGTACAGCAACTCCACCAGCCTCGGGTCGCCCTGCGTCCTCGCCATCCGAACCAGCGTCGAATACTGGGTTCCCGTCCCCAGAGGGGTACTCACCGCAATCCGACACGCCGTCGCGTCAGCCGCAGACCGCCAAGCAGCCTCCGCCTCCCCCATCGAGGCAAACTCGTCGAACAACACCATCGTCCGGCGGCCACCTCGGCCAACATGCGCCGTACTCGCCTGACCCGCAATCGTCGATCCAGAGACCGGGTTCCGCAGCATCATGTGCTGCCGCGTCTCCGAGCCACGCTTCAACAAGTCGTCCGCCACCCCCGGCAACACCCACGGAGGCTGGCTCTGCAACATGTAGTCCACCTTCCACATCAGGCTGTCAGGGTCGCCCGGTCGGTCAACACCGTCCTCCACACGACTCACCAGCAGCGTCTGCCAGCCCTTGAACAGCCAGCCCCACGCCGAAACACCAGCCAAGAGCCACGACGCACCCATGTCACGACTCTTCCGAATCACCACATCTCGGCCGTCAGACACCGCATCCACAATCTCACGCACCGCCCGCTCCTGACACGGCCACAGCACGAACGGCCTGTTCGGCTTCTGACTCGGCACCTCGCGACCAGTCGCCGCATCAACTTCCTTCGGCGCATAAGTCCACCCAGTCAGGCGGAACCACATCGCGATGTCGTCCGCAAACGCCGACCGAAAGTCAGCCTGCGATACCACATCCGTCGCCGTCGCGTCCAAGAACTTCTTGCGGAGCCGTGTGATTTCAGACATGTATGTCCGGATTTAGGGGTCAGTACTGTGATGAGGGAGGGGGGTATTAGATACTAGGTACTCCGCGCGACGACGCGCGGGGGGTGCCGCCCCCTCCCCCCC